CCGAAACCGGCGATTTGGCATACTTTGCCGATGAACTGAAGGTCGACCCTGTCCACTTTCTGGGAGAACCAGATGCGAATGTCGTGTTCGCGCGAGAGGATATCGAGTGTTCGAACGTCACCGTTCTAGGAATCGTGGAGAAGAAGTACACCGTGCATCAGGTGGAGAAATCCAATCTGTTGCCCACTGCACTGAATCCCGACCCAAAGAATGGTTTCGTCCCAGCGCTACTGCGCCCCACGAAATTCAAGAACAAACCAGGCAAGCTCTCCCCAATGAGAGTTGCGCTGGCCAAGAAAGCTGTCCGAGAGAGAAATGCGTTCGATGACCCAATCATGGACGTGCTCTGTGAAGAGCTGGTTGAACTGCTGCCCAACATCATGTCGATTCGACCCCTGACCGTATCAGAGGGAATCAATGGCGTTGCCGGGTGGCATCACACGAATCCTCTCAACATGAAGAAGAGCCCAGGCTTCCCCGCAAACACTCCGGCCTTCGGGTCGAAAGTGAATGCGCCAGGAAAACTGTGTGACTTCATTGCGATTGGGGATAATCAGTATAGCTTTAAGGCCCACTCTCTTGCGGCGCATCAGCGCCTCATGGAGAAATGGAAACAGGGCCAAAGAGCTTACCCGATTTACTGCAACCAACTCAAAGACGAACTACTCGAGAAGCGAAAGGTGTTCGATGAGGAAGGTGAGCCCGTAGGGGACACCAGAATCACCAACTCGGGGTCAGACCCCGTGCTTGTTGCCGAAAGGCAGTACATCCAACCGATTATCGAGTTCTTCGGGCGCTGGAACGCCATGGACTTCGACAGTGCCTTCTGCGCTGTTGGGATCGACCCTCATAGAAACCCAAACTGGAGGATCATTCTCGGCATGCTGCTGAAGAATCTGGAAGGGATCATTGCCGGCGATTTCAAGAAGCTGGATGGTAGCCTTCCCAAGCGACTGCACAGGCTGTTCGGACTTTTCACAGTCCTCATGTATCGCCGCTTTGGTCACACAATGACCGAGGCTGAGCAACTCGAGACTGAGAAAGTTCTGATGGCTATGGCCGCGGACTTGGGAGAGGATGTCACATTCCTGTTCCAGAACCTGTTGTACCGTTGTCCTGCGAACCCTTCTGGTGTTACTCAGACTACACTCAAAAACTGTGTGATCCTGATTCTAGTTTTTGCGTGGTACATTTACCGCCACAACCCCAGAAACATGACACCACGCGAGTGTGTCCAGTACGCCATAGAGTTGCTCAAAGTTTACGGTGACGACCACATCGGCTCCGTACGCAAAGGCGACGAGGGCTGGCTGAACATGGTTGAGCTGCAGAAGGCTTTTAACAAGTGGGGGCTCGTTTACACGGATATTGACAAATCGTCGCGAATCCGTATGTTCGTACCCCTCGCCGAAGCGAAGTTTTTGCAGCGAGGATTCCGCCTTAATGGAATGGCACCCATGAGCCGACAGGCAATTGAGTCCATCCCGTATTGGCAGAACAAAGGCCAGTCACCCAGCTACGCGATACCACAGTTGGTTGAAGCCGCCTTGCGTGAGGCCGCGCACCACGGGCAAGCTTACTTTACAATGTTGAG